CAATCAGAACACGAACAACTAGAAACGTTCTTCAAAGGCTTTGACGGAAGAGAGATCAAGGAAGAATGGCAGGAGCCGCTATCACGGATCCACGCTAGAGTGTTTGAACACAAGTATTACATCCCCTGCTCGTGCAGCCCAAAGGAATGGAACAGAGTGATCCAGGACCTAAAGAAAGTATACAAGGAGTATGAAGGAGCTTGATCTCTATAACATAATCAAGCTATGCTACATCCAGGACCTGGAGAAAAGCGAAAAGCAATACTCACGCTTCGACTGCTACTCCTTGAAATATAGAATGGACATTGAACTCAAGTGCCGGAGAACGCACTACGATGAATTGATCCTGGAAAAGAAGAAGTACGATGCGCTAATAAAAAGAGCGCAAGAGTACAACACCCGAGCCTTCTACATAAACAGTACACCAAAAGGAATATACTCCTTCAACCTATCAGCACTGACGGACCTGGAATGGGAAATGAAATACCTGCCAAGCAAGACAGACTTCCCAGGCCGATCAAACATAGAAAAGGAAATCACAATGCTGCCCATAGAATTGGCCACAAGATTAGATGAAGAATAAACTTGCGTAGTAACTTAATAGTTACGTAATTAGAGCAAACAAAAAAGGACTAACGATGAAACACTACACCTACAAAGACGTGATCAAAGGAGTTATAGGATTCTTCCTAGCTACCCTGACCTTCGCAATTATTAACGGTCTACTCGAGCAGTGGGCACCAAGCGGATACAGTGGGATATAGCAGAAAACAAATCCAGCTCCTGGACGGAAGTTACCAGGAGAAGGTTATCCTAGAAGAACAAGCGATCGACGATGACTTCTACTACGGATATCTAGGAAAGGCTGCGCTCTCAAGCAGCAGCATCAAGCAACTACTGAACAGTCCAAAGACGTACCACTATATGCAGAAGTATGCTCAACAGGACACCAAGAGCCTCCTGATAGGGAAGCTCTTCCACTGGGCAATACTTGAGCCACATAAGATGGATGCGGTAGAGGTCGTAGATGTGCAGAGCAGAAATGCTAAAGCATTCAAAGAAGCAAAGGAGAACAACACCCAGGTGATTACCAAGAAGGAGGAAGAAGAGATCCGGAGGCTTCAAGATGCGATGCTACGAAATGAGAAGGTGCTATCCTTCCTGAAGGGATCACAATTCGAAGTACCCTGCGTAGATACCCTAGGTGGATATGCCTTCAGGGCAAAGGCCGACATCATCCAGGATGGACACATCATCGACCTGAAGACAACAACAGACCTCAACGCATTCAGATACAGCGCACGGAAGTACGGCTACGACGTGCAATGCTACATCTACTGCAACCTATTCGATATCCCATACGAGAACTTCCACTTCGCAGCGATCGACAAAGGAAGCCTGGACATAGGTATCTACCACGTGAGCGAGGAGTTCTACCTCGCCGGAAGGGAGAAGGTCCAGCAGGGACTCGAACGCTATAAAACATTTTTTATAGACAAAATGGATATTGACAGTTACTTTATAGAGCAAACATTATAATGGAAAGAGTAAAGATTACCCAGGTACGTCCTAACCCAAACAACCCAAGGACCATCAAAGGACATAAGTTCGATAAGCTAGTGAAGAGCATCAAGGGCTTCCCGGAGATGCTCGACCTACGCCCAATCGTTGTCAACGACGAGATGATCGTGCTAGGAGGTAATATGAGATTGAGAGCCTGCCAGGAAGCAGGCCTCACAGAGGTACCAATCATCAAGGCAAGCAACCTTACCGAGGACCAGGAGAAAGAATTCATCATCAAGGACAACAGCTCCTTCGGTGAATGGGACTGGGATGCTCTAGCCAACGAATGGGACACAGAAGACCTACTGGACTGGGGAATGGACTTCCCCGAGGACTGGGCCCAGCTCGACGAAGAAGAGGCAACAGACGACAACTACGAGCCAACAGAACAAACAGAGATGTATGTTAAGCAAGGAGACCTCATCACCTTCCACAAGGCAGATGAGGAGCTCCACCGTCTGATCTGCGACGACAGCACGTCACACGACGTGGTAGAGCGACTAACCGGTGAAAAATACTACGACCTAGTAGTAACGGACCCACCATACAACGTAGACTACGAAGGAAGCAACGGACTCAAGATCCAAAACGATAAGATGGGTGATGACGACTTCCTAAAGTTCCTCCAGGGCTTCTACGATGCCAACGCACTCAAGACAAAGAAAGGAGGAGGATGGTATGTCTTCCACGCCGACAGCGCAAGCAACGCCTTCCGACTAGGCTGGCAAAGAAGCGGACTGCTCCTCAAGCAGTGCCTGATATGGGTAAAGAACAGCATCGTCCTAGGAAGACAAGACTACCAATGGAAACACGAGCCAATCCTCTACGGATGGAAAGAAGGAGCAGGACACTACTTCACAAACGACAGAACAAACCCAACAGTCATAGAACAAGAGGTAGACTTCAGTAAGATGAAGAAAGACGAGCTCGTGAAACTACTCGAGCAAGTAAACGAACAACCCAGTACAATCATTCACCACGACAAACCATCAAAGAATGACGTACACCCTACAATGAAACCTATACCTCTAGTAGGGGACCTGATAAAGAACAGCTCACGAAGAGGAGAGATCGTCGGAGATCCCTTCTCCGGATCAGGAAGCACAATGGTAGCCTGCCACCAACTCGGAAGAAAATGCTACGGCATAGAACTTGATCCGAAGTACTGCCAGGTCATCATCGAGAGAATGCAGCAACTAGACGAACACATAACAATTAAAATAAACGGAGAGCAGGTATAAGCAAACGTTCTTGCAATAAGGCCTTCAGCCCAAATCCCTGAAGGTATTGGTTTGGTAATGCCGGAGTAGTGTCGCTTACGCTACCCGGCCTCTCCTATTTACAACTATGGCATCTAACAAAACCTTACATAATAAAAGACAGCTGATTGAAGCAATGGAACAGAGCCTAGGTGTCGTCACCCAGGCCTGCAAGATGGTAGGCGTAAGTCGAGTGACATACTACGACTACTATAACAACGACCAAGACTTCAAGAAAGCGATAGACGAGATACAAAACGTAGCTCTAGACTTTGCAGAGAGTCAACTACACAAGCAGATTCGAGAAGGCAGTACCTCGGCAACAATCTTCTACCTAAAGACCAAAGGGAAGAACAGAGGATACATAGAGCGCCAGGAGATACAGCACGACACGGACACAGGCTTCAACATCAAGATCGTAGATGCATCTAGAGACTAACGTAGTATTCAAGCACCTACTCCAGGCAGAAAAGAAAATCATCATAGAGCAGGGAGGTACCCGATCAGGAAAGACATACAACATCCTGATATGGATAATATACTACTGCCTATCCGAAGCGACAGGACAAACGATCACTATATGCCGGAAGACATTCCCGGCAGTGAGGTCATCGGTAATGAGAGACTTCTTCGAGATCCTCGAGAAGGTCGGTCAATACAATCCAACTAACCACAACAAGAGCTCACACGAATACTACCTCGGAGGTAATATGGTGGAGTTCATATCCCTGGACCAGCCACAGAAGGTCCGAGGAAGAAAGAGAGACCTGCTCTATATCAACGAGGCCAATGAGCTGCACTACGAAGACTGGCAGCAGCTGGTGCTCCGTACCAACGGACGCATCATCATTGACTACAACCCTAGTGACGAATACCACTGGATATACGACAGGGTTATAACAAGAGACGATGCACAGTTCCACAAGACTACCTACCTGGACAATCCCTTCCTGTCAGACACGATCATAAACGAGATCGAGAGGCTCAAAGAAACAGACGATCAATACTGGCAGGTCTACGGACTCGGAGAGAGAGGAGCGAGCAAGGCGCTCATCTTCCAGTACCACGAAGCAGAGAAAGTCCCGGAGGGAGCACGTCAGGTAGCAATGGGAATGGACTTCGGGTTCACCAACGATCCCACAACACTCGTAGCAGCATACGAATACAACGGAGAGCTATACTTCGACGAGAAGATATACCAAACAGGAATGACCAACCGAGACATCCACAAAGCACTCCAGGGACTAAACATCGACAGGAGAGCGGAGATCTTCGGAGACAGTGCAGAGCCAAAAAGCATCAAGGAGCTGCAACTATTCGGCTGGAACATTAAACCTACAGCAAAAGGACCGGACAGTGTAATGGCCGGTATCGATATGCTTAAGCGCCACAAGATACACGTCACCAAGGGCAGCATCAACCTGATCAAGGAGATGAGAAACTACAAGTGGATAGAGGATACCAATGGTAAGATCCTCAACAAACCCATAGACAAGTATAACCACGCTATCGATGCGATGAGGTACGCTACCTACAACAGGCTCTCAAGACCAAACTACGGTCGCTACGCAGTGAGATAAAACTAAACAGAACAGGAAAAATCAGTTACTTATATATGGAGATTGAAATCATTGTCCCTGAAGGACTACACGAAATAACCCTAGATGAGTACCAACGCTTCGTCTCGCTGCAAAGCGAAGACGAGATGTTCGTAGCACAAAAGGCGATAGAGATCTTCTGCAAGGTGCCATTGATAGTGGTTAACAATATGCCCTACAAGGAGGTAGCCAGGATCAGCAAGAGACTATTCTCATACTTCGATCAGAAGAACAAGCTGACACAAAGGACCAGGATAGAAGGTAAAGTGTTCGGATTCATCCCGAACCTGGAGGATATGACATTCGGAGAGTACGTCGACCTAGACACGACAGTTACAGACTGGGGAACAATGCACAATGCAATGGCCGTGTTATACCGGCCAATAGTAAGTGAGGCAAAGAACCTGTACAGGATAGAGGACTACGAGTCCAGCCACAAGTACAGCGACACAATGAAGAAGATGCCAATGAGCGTAGTGTTTGGTGCGCTGGTTTTTTTTTGGAGTTTAGGAGCGGAGTTATCGATAGCTATGCTGGAATCTTTGGAGGAGGAACAGAAGAACAAGACTACAGCGCCGGAGCAAACTTCGCCCGAAAGTGGGGATGGTACACTAGCTTCTATGCACTCGCTAAAGGAGACATTACAAGGTTTGAAGACGTTGCTCGACTCTCCATACATCAAGCAATGATGTACCTAGAATTTGAGAAAGAGAAGATAGACATAGAAAAACAGATGCTGAAGAAATGACAGGATACTACGACTTACTAGAAAAGCTAAAGACAAGCCTGGAGGCTAACCCTAGCATCAATACGGTCACTACCGGTGACCTGCTTGAGGTGGACCTAGCGAAGCAGACCATCTTCCCACTAGCCCACATCGTGATACAGAACGTCACCTTCTCCGATCACGTGATGACCTTCAACGTCAGCCTGCTGTTCGCTGACATCGTTGACATCAACAAGGACAATCCAAGAGACGGAGAGATCTTCAGAGGAAACAACAACGAGCAGGACGTACACAACACAATGCTCCAGGTAGCCAATAAGCTATGGACGGATATGAGCAGAGGAACAATCTTCTCGGACCAATACCAAGTAGAGGGAACGCCAACAGCAGAACCGTTCGTAGACCGGTTCGACAACGAGCTAGCAGGATGGGATCTCACATTAAGTATAAGCATACCAAATAAACAGATCAGTGCCTGCGTTTGAGTTTGAACATCTTAAAGAGACCTTCGATAAGTTCGGTAAGTACGTCGTGCAGCAAGCACGTACGAACCTCACCAAGAAGAAGAAGAACGTAAGCAAGAAGCTCTACGACTCCATAAGATATGAGAACAAGCCTAGCAAGAGCGGAGCCAGCTTCAGCTTCGAATTCTTTATGGAGGACTACGGAGAGTTCCAGGACAAAGGTGTAAGTGGTATAAAGAAGAAGTACAACACACCCTACAGCTACAAGAACAAGAAGCCACCAATCGGACCACTAGACAAGTGGATCGTCAAGAAGGGCTTCAAAGACATACGAGACGAGAAAGGAAGGTTCATCAAGAGAAGAAGCCTAGCCTTTGCAATACAGAACAAGATATACAGAGACGGCATCAAACCGTCTCACTTCTTCAGTAGAGCATTCGCACTAGGATACAGAAGAATGCCACAGGACATCCGGAAGGCCTTCAAGCTCGACGTCGAACAGTTTATGAAGTTCACACTAAAAGACATATTTAACTAATGGCACTGAATACACTACAAGGCCTATACGGAACCCGGTCACCAATCTATATCACCTGGAGCGAAGCGAGCGTCACCACCATCAACTCGGTAGAGATGGAGGTGTATATATGGACAGGAGAAAGAGCCTCACGGCCAGCAAGTCCACATATCACAATCAACAGGACCACAGGATTCGGAAGCAACACGACGCATACGACAGACATCTCCTCACTCATAGCTGATCAGATAAACATCAACATCGCCAAGCTGTTTAACAACAACATCTTGAGTGAGCAGAACAATAGAGTCGCCTGGGTGCAGATAGACTACGACGTGACCTACAACACGTCGACTAACGACACAGGGAGCAGTGATATCTTCCAAGTAATAGAAGGCTACTCTTACTTCGACGAGGGAGCAAACTACGCATACACTCAAACGATACTATCGCCGACAAGCGATCAGAACACCTACGAATACAACGTAGAAATGATGCCTATCTATTTAGGGGAATATGAAGAAGGCCTAGACATCGTCTATTCATACGAGGACCGAGTGATTGCTGACGGAGGCACGATCGAGAGCCTCCAATGCGCTAACATAGGATGGAGGACAATGCGAATCCTGCTAGACGACGGAACAAAGTACGACTACGCAGTACCGGAGAATGTGGTACATACCGGTGACCAAGCAGAGGATAGAATTAAACTATTCCCAAGCGGTATGGCCAATCTAAAGAATTGGCTACTTACCCAGGGCAGCAGCCTAGATATCATCAACAGCACCTGGTACAAACTACAACTGCTAGACACATTCGAGAATATAATTGACGAAAGAAAGTTTATACCAACCTGCGAAATCAAGTACGCACCGGTACAGCTAGCCTACATCTCGAGATACGGCACCTGGAACTACGCTACCTTCTTCAAGCGCAGCGAAGAGACGATAGACGTTACCAAGGAAGAGTACAGAACAATCACAGGGAATGTTCAAGACGGAGCATACAGATACGGACTGCACAACCCGGTCTACAAAAAGTACAATACCAACGGCAAGAGACGACTCACGATCAACAGTGGATTTGTAGACGAAGCATTCAAAGAGGTAATGGAGCAACTGCTGCTCTCCGAGTATGTGCTCGTGGTAACCCAGGAAGCCTCCACAGTCGTTAAAAACGGCAGTAGCTATACCTACGCCATCAACAACGGCTCCGTGGCCGTAAACGTGGCCACAAGCAGCCTGACAAAGCAGAAGGAAGTCAACGAGAAGCTGATTAACTACACGCTGGACATCGAATACGCATTTGACGAACTGAACACAACGCTCTAATGAACAAAGTAGACCTATATATCGACGGCACCCGAGCCGACGCCTTCAAGGATGAAAGCATCACCCTGAACCTATCGGTGCAGAACATCCAGGATATAGGAACGGTCTTCGGAGAGTTTAGTCAGACCTTTAGCCTACCGGCCACAAAGGTGAACAACGGTATATTCAGCCACTACTACAACGTGGATGTCGTTGGCGGATTCGACGCCAACGTAAGAGTAGATGCATTCATCGAAGTAAACACGATCCTATTCAGGGAAGGCGTCCTGGAGCTCGAAGGCCTACAGTTCAAGAACGGAGAACCCTACTCCTACAACGTTACCTTCTTCGGAAAAACAGCAAGCCTGAAGGACCAGCTCGGAGAAGACGAGCTATCGGACCTGGACCTATCGATAGGCGACCATACCTACAACGATACCAATATCAAAGCCGGCCTAGACGGACACGTCACAGGGACCGGAAGCAATGTCATCTACCCACTGATATCCAGCAGCCACAATTGGTTCTACGATAGCGACAGCAGTAACCACGACCAGGACAACATCCAATACCACTCCGGCCATAACGAGCACGGAGTGTTCTACTACGACCTGAAACCAGCGATAAAGCTCAAAGCGATCCTCGATGCTATTGAAAGCGATTACGGAATTACGTTCAACAGCGACCTCTTTGACTCCGCTGATTTTGCAAAGCTATATATGTGGTGCCACCGCAAGGAAGGCTATATGTTCAAGGACCAAAGGGACGGATACACACCAAAGCAAATCAACTTCGTTACCGGAACCAACTTCGACCTTACGAGAGACCAATACACGGTAGGATCTACAATAGCCACTTATGGCTATATGAAGATCGAGTACGACCTGAACTTCGTGAGTGGGAACGAATGCGAGTTCTACGTCTACAAGAAGAGAGACGACGATGCGCCGATAAAGATAGCCACGATCCCAATCACAGGAAACACCACAGGCGATCTGTTCGTGTGGGACCTTGAAGAAGACGACGAGATATCCTTCTACTTCGCTCCACGCCCGAATTGGGCTGGAGGAAGCCTAGAGGTGGAATGTAACGTCGAAGGACTCCTGCCGGTCCTACCGTTTACAAGTCAGTTCGATGCACAGACAGCAGGAACGCTACAGACCTTTATCACGGAAGTGCTGATGTCAGAGCAGCTGCCCGAGCAGAAGATTATAGACTTCCTCACCGGCCTGATCAAGATGTTCAACCTAGTGGTGGTATACGAAGGAAACGACACCTACACACTAGAGCCGCTAGACGATTGGTATGCTGACGGCAACACGATTGACGTAACGAGGTACATAGACACGACAGAGTTCAGCGCCAAGCGCCCGGAACTTTACAAGCGTATAGAATTCAAGTACCAGGAGACCGAAGCGGTAGTCGGGGACATCTACAGAAACACAAGTGGTGGTGGGGTCGGCTACGGTGACCTCCGTGCCGACTTTAGCTTCGACGGTGGAGACTTCGAGGTAGAAACAACAATCGAGCACCTGCTCTTCGAAAGGCTGATCGACGCCAACGATGCAACACAAACAGCCTTCGCAGTAGGCAAGTCGATAGACAAGGACCTCAAGCCATACGTCGGAGCACCCTACGTCTTCTACGTACCGACGCTAACCCCATCGCTCACCAAGACGGTCGCATACATCAACACCTCGGACACAGAGGAGCAGATCTCGAGGTTTTGGCTCGTGAGCAACTGTAACGATTTAGACTCGGAAGACATCACGAGAACCCTGAACTACGGAACGGAGATCGATCCATACACCGGATCAAATCAGACCGGAGGATTATACGAAACCTACTGGCAAGACTACATCACGGACCTATACAGCACAGCCAGGAGAGTCTACCAATACAAAGGCATCTTCCCTAGTGATGTGATGTACAAACTAAAGGTGAACGACAAGCTAACAATCGTGGACCGAGACTATATTATCAACGATGCAACCCTGGACCTGACGACAGGCCAGGTGACGCTAGAACTATTGAACGACGTATGATACGAGAGATACTAGATATGCTACCGGAGGCAAAGCCGACAACCGAAAACATCGCTATTGCTAAAGGAAAATACGAAGAGCCGAAGAACTGGAAACAATACCTAAAGAAACTAAAGAATGGCCATTAAGGAAACAGTAGAGATAGACGTCGAGTCAAATGCAACGGACCAAACCAATGAATTGGTAGGTGCGATCAATGAGCTCAAGGATGCTATCAAAGAGATGTCCTCCGGCCTTGAGAAAGGCCTAGGAGACGTCGACAAAGGACTTAAAGATACCAAAGACAGTGTCGAGGCAGTAGGAGAGACAGCAGGTAAGAGTGAGAAGGGAGTAAGCAAGCTATCCAAAGCCTTTGGTAATATCGGGAAGGCATCAGGAATCATCTTCCTGGTGGAGAAGGCAATGGAGGTCCTCTACGACCTGTTCAACAACAACCAGCGAGTAGTAGACATCTTCAACACGGCGTTCAACTTCCTGCAGATAGCCTTCAGCGACTTTGTAAAGTTCATAGAAGCCAACATCGGAGGCATAACAGGATTCTTCAAAGATATATTCGAGAATCCTAAAGAGAACATCCAGCAGCTAGGCGAGGCGATCAAGAACAACATCATCGAGCGCTTCGAATCTATGCTCGATGTGCTAGGCTTCGTAGGAAAAGCAATGCAGAAGTTCTTCACAGGCGACTTCAAAGGCGCCCTAGACGAAGTGAAGAATGCAGGTACCGAGATGGTCGATGTCTTCACCGGGGTAGATGGCACTGTCGGTAAAGTGGTGGAGGGGACCAAGAAGGTAGCAGGAGCCGTAGCAGACTACACCAAGAAGACATATGAGTCAGCAACAGCAATGACCGAGCTCAACAAACAGGCAGAGCTCGCTGATGTAATAAACCAGGGCCTCATTGAGAAGTACGATCTACAAGCGGAGCAACAAAGACAGATACGTGATGACGAGAGAAACACGATAGAGGAACGTATCGCAGCCAACAACCGTCTAGGAGAGATCCTCGATGAGCAGGAAGCTGCAATGATGCAACAAGCACAGACAAGGCTCGCCCAGGCGCAAATGAACGCCAACCTGGATAAGAACAATGTCGAGTTTCAGAAGGAACTGATAGATGCTAAAAATGAGGTAGCAGCAGTAGAAGCACAGATCGCTGGATTTAGATCCGAGCAGCTATCTAACGAGGAAGCACTCGAGAGAGAGATACTAGAGATTGCAAGAGCCAAGAAAGAAGCGGCGATCGACGCTAACGAGATAGCCAAGCAAGCAGCAATAGACCAAGAAGAGAACACGATCCGAAGACTAGAACTCGAAAAGGAACTAGCCGAGGAAACCAAGAACTCACGAGTAAGCATCATCGAAGATGAGCTAGCCCTCACGAAAGAGGGCACGGCCCGGTACCAGGAACTGCTAGACGAGAAGCTATTGTTAGAGGCCGAGTACGCTGCTGAAAGCAAGCGTATCGACTACGACACAGAGGTAACGAAGCGAGAGCAACGTCAAGAGACGATGGCTGCAGCATACGAGATGACTAAACAAGGCCTTGAGGCAGTGAGTGCACTAACAGAAGCCTTCGCTGGACAGAGTGAAGAGCAACAGAGAAGAGCCTTCCAGGTACAGAAGGCACTATCTGCAGCAAGCACAGTGATGAGCACTATAGAAGGTGCACAGTCAGCCTACACCACAGCACAGAAAAGTCCGTTAACGGCAGTGTTCCCTGCATACCCGGTGATTCAGGCAGGACTTGCTACAGCATTCGGTATCGCAAAACTAAAGCAGATACAGAGCCAACAGTTTAATCCAAGAGGAACAACATCAACACCGTCAAGATCATCGGGCGGTGGCGGTGGAGCGCCATCCGTTCCGGCAACCCAAAGAAGCCCACAATTTAATGTTGTAGGTTCGAGTGGAATTAACCAAATTGCAGAGAGCCTATCACAGGAGCGTCCGGTGAAGGCCTACGTAGTAGGAGGTGAGGTAACGAGTCAACAACAACTAGATAGAAAAAGAGTAAAAACAGCATCAATATGAAAATAGTAGAACTCATCCTTGACGAGGAAGAAATGATGGCTGGCGTCCAAGCCATCTCCATTGTGGAATACCCAGCGATCGAAGAGAACTTCGTAAAGTTAAGCAAGGACCACGAAGTAAAGCTCGCTGAAGTAGACAGTGAGCGACAAATCCTAATGGGACCAGCACTGATCCCAAACAAGACCATCTACCGTAAGAACGGAGAAGACGAATACTACATCTACTTCTCAAAGGACACGATCCGTAAGGTCAGTGAGATGTTCCTCACGAAGGGAAACCAAAACAAGAGCACCCTAGAACACCAAATCGACCTGCAAGGATTGAGTGTGGTAGAGTCCTGGATCGTCGAAGGCGAACAAGACAAGAGCCGAGCATTCGGAATGGAGGTCCCGGAAGGCACCTGGATGGTATCGATGAAGGTCTACAACGACGATGTATGGGAAAAATACGTCAAGACAGGTAAGGTCAAAGGATTCTCCATAGAGGGATACTTCGCTGACAAAGTGAATATGGGAAGACAGCTGGACCTTGAAGAGATCATCGACGAGGAACAACAAGCAGAAGAGATTCTATCGATCATACGAGAGGAGCTACAGAAAGAAAACCTGGAAAGCTATTCAGACTACCCTGATGCAGTAAGCAACAATGCCAAACGAGGCATTGAGCTCAACGAGAAGGTAAACAACAAGTGTGCAACCCAGGTAGGAAAGGTCAGAGCGCAGCAACTCGCACAAAAAGAAGCGGTCACACTAGAGACCATTAAGAGAATGTACAGCTACCTATCGAGAGCAGAAGAATACTACGACGAAGGCGACACAGAAGCCTGCGGAACTATCAGCTATTTGCTATGGGGAGGCAAGGCCGGCCTGCGATGGGCCGATGCCAAACTGAAGGAAATAGAAAAAAAGTCCAACTAAAAATCAAACAAAGTATAATAAACTAGTTATTTATATATGAAAGCGACAGAGACTCTAAACAAAATTGCACATCTCCTCAACGTAGATCTATCTACCCAGGAAGAAGTGAAGCTCGAGCAGATGAAGCTCGATAACGGAACAGTAATCGAAGCAGAATCATTCGAAGCAGGCCAATCAGTGTTCATCGTAACAGAAGATGAGCGAGTAGCACTACCGATCGGAGACTACCAACTAGAGAACGGAATGACATTGATCGTAGCGGAGGAAGGCATCATCGCCGAGATCCGTGAAGGCGAAGAGGCTCCTGCACAGGAAGAAGCTCCGGAAGAGGAAGTAGAAGCTGCAGAAGAAGAAGTCAAAGAAGAGGAGATGGCATACGCCACAAAAGAAGAGCTCGGAGCAGCAATCGACGAGCTTAAAGGAATGATCGAAGAGATCAAAGGAATGATGGCTCCAAAGGAAGAGGAGATGGCTAAAGAGAAACTCTCTACACAGAAGCCAGCTGCAAAACCAATCAAAGCTAACCCTGAAGCAAAACAACCTGCGAATATGAAGTCTTTTGCTCACCAAGCAAAAGGAACTACCCTGGACCGAGTACTCGCTAAAATCGCACAACGATAATGAAAGCACTTAACAAGATATGGTCAGAGATGGCCTCAAAGAAAGCAGAGCTTTCAAAAGAGAAAGTAGAGCTAGGAGAACAAAGAGTAGACCTTAACGCTCAAGACGATATAGATGCTATTATTAAGCAATGGCAGAAGATTAACAATGAGCTTGGTCAAAACTCAATTGTTATTCAAAACAACTTGCAAGAGGTGAATCGGTCAAAGAAAGACCTTAAGCAACTTGAGAACAAACTTGAAATGATTATTGAAACCGTACAAGAAGGTGCGGCAGAACTAGGTATAAGACAACTCCCTAAATACGCTGATGATGCTCAACAAATGTTGAAGATGTGGTACGCAGGTTTAGAGGGAATTGAAGCATCAATTAAAAGAGCCTTATAATATGAAAGCACTCAATAAACTTTGGTCAGATATGGCCAAGCCAAAACAAGAGCTAGCATCACAGGAAGTGAAGCTATCTGCAGTAGAAGAGCTAGAGAGAAATACAGAGGTAATGTTAGACGAGGCTCGTGAGCTAGAAGGATACATTATAGATTTCGATCAACAAATGGACCGTGCATACGGAACATACATTATGATGAAAGGCCTCTACGAATCACTGACGGGAGACCTTGGTGGTTTAGAAAACGATATCGATGAAGTCGAAGCCGCTGGAAAACAACTAGGAGTAGAAGTTCCTGCAGTCGGCGAAGCTCGTCGAGCAATCAGACAAGCAGAAGAAGCATACGGAGACGCTGAAGAGCGCATCCGTAAATTCAATTTATAATTTAATCAAAAACGAATAGAAATGGCAACATCTATTACTACAACTTACGCTGGCGAATTTGCAGGTAAGTACGTGTCGGCAGCACTTTTGAGTGCAGACACAATCGAAGGCGGTGGTATCACCGTTAAGCCAAACGTGAAGTACAAGGAAGTAATGAAAAAACTTTCTACTAACGCTTTGGTAAAAGACGCAGCTTGTGACTTCGCTGATCAATCGACAGTGACATTGACAGAGCGCATCTTACAACCAGAAGAGTTCCAGGTAAACTTGGAATTATGTAAGAAAGACTTCCGTTCTGACTGGGAAGCAGTACAAATGGGCTACAGCGCATTTGACAGCTTGCCTCCTAGCTTCGCTGACTTCTTATTGGGTCACGTGATCTCAAAGGTAGCACAGAAGACAGAAGAGAACATCTGGTCAGGTGTAACTGCAAACGCAGGTGAGTTTGACGGCTTCGCTACATTGTTAGCTGCTGACGCTGACGTAATCGACGTAACCGGTACATCAGTAACGGCTGCAAACGTAATCACTGAAATGGGTAAAGTAGTAGACGCTATCCCAACGGCAGTATACGGTAAAGAAGACTTGTACTTGTACGTATCAAGCAACGTCGCTCGTGCTTACGTACGTGCGTTAGGAGGCTTCGGTGCTTCAGGCTTGGGTGCGAATGGTGTTCGCAACGAAGGAACAACTTGGTTTAACGGTCAAGACTTGGCATTCGACGGTGTGAAATTGTTTGTTGCTCCAGGTATGTCTGACAACGAAATGATCGCTGCACAGAAGGAGAACTTGTTCTTCGGTACAGGATTGTTGTCTGACCACAACGAGGTGAAGCTGATTGATATGGCTGACTTGGACGGATCACAGAACGTACGTGTCGTGATGCGCTTCACAGCAGGTGTTCAGTATGGTATCGGTGCAGACATCGTATACTACACCTAATCAATAGGACATAGATAGATAGAAGGGCAGGTGGGCAAAAGCCTGTCTGCCCTTTTTTATTAAACGAATAAAAGAAAGAAACAATGGCGTGCGATTTAACACAAGGCCGTAAGGCACCCTGTAAGGACGTAGTAGGTGGTATCACAGCAGTATACTTCGCTGACTACGGTGACGCAGGAACAGCGACACTAGGTACAGACGGTGAGATCACAGATTTCTCTGCTGACTTCACAGTGTACAAGTATGAGCTCAAAGGCAGCAGCTCATTCGAGCAATCAATCAACTCTAGCCGTGAGAATGGAACAACGTTCTTCGAGCAGACGTTGAACTTGACCTTGCCTAAATTGAGCAAGGAGGACCACAACGAAGTAAAGCTACTAGCATACGGTCGTCCACAGATCTTCGTACAAGACTACAACGACAACTTGTTCGCAGTAGGTCTAGAACACGGAGCAGAGGTAACCGGAGGAACAATCGTGACTGGTGCAGCAATGGGTGACCTATCAGGTTACACATTGACATTCACTGGCCAGGAGGTGCTTCCAGCAAACTTCATCAACGGAGCAACAGCAGCAGATCCATTCGGTGGATTGACTACATCTACAGTTACAGTAACTGAAGGAACCAACTCCTAATCAGCCCTAGGAGTAAGGAAAAGAGAGGACGGCCAAAAAGCCGTCCTTTTTTTTTGGTACAAAACCTATTTTTTCAGTTACTTATATATGCACATAGTAAAAACAGACAATCAGCTATTGAAAATCGTTCCACGATCCTACACCAGTGGGAACGTGACTGTAAAGGTGACTAACGAGTCAAAGAACACGTCCCAGGAGGAGACAATCACTCCTGTCCTTTCGGGTAATTTTATGGAACTCACAGGAACGTTTACCTTTGCTGAAGGCATTTTTTACTATTTTGTTGTGTCGGAAGGAGCAAGTGAGATATACAGAGGCAAGATATACTGCACGGATCAAACGGACCTACCGGACTACACAATTAACCAAGGTCAATACGAGATCTACGAAAAGGCTAACGCCAACGAATACATAACCATATGATGAAGGTCCACAGCATCAATCTATCGAGCTACACGAAGCCTGCGATTACAGAACAACGCAACAAGGAATGGGTAGAATACGGTGACGATAACAACTACTACCAGTACCTGATCGACAGATACAACGGCAGCCCTACGAATAACGCCATTATAAACGCCATTAGCGACCTTATATATGGAAAGGGGATAGATGCTACCGACAGCAATAAAAAGCCCGAGGACTACGCTCGTATGCGTTCCTTGATTCACCCGGACTGTCTCCGCAAGGTGACAGCCGACCTAAAAATGATGGGCCAATGTGCCTTCCAGGTAATCTACACGAAAGACAGACAAGTCGGTCAGGTAGAGCATATGCCAATTCAGACGCTCCGAGCGGAGAAGATGAATGACGAAGGAGATATCGAAGCATACTACTACGCACCGGACTGGACCAAGGTAGGCCCACAGCATAGCCCGGAACGCATCCCAGCGTTCGGATACAGCACAGAGAACCTAGAGATCCTGGTGGTACGTCCGTACAAAGCAGGATTCTACTACTACAGCCCAGTAGACTATCAAGGAGGCCTGCCATATGCAGAGCTCGAAGAAGAGATAGCCAACTACCACCTGAACAACATCAAAAATGGTATGGCTCCGTCAATGCTCATCAACTTCAACAACGGAGTACCGGATGAGGAAGAGCGAATGATCATCGAAAGACGCATCATTGAGAAGTGGTCAGGATCAAGCAACTCGGGAAGAGCGATCATTGCCTTCAACGAGAGCAAAGAACTAGCGGCCACTATCGATCCCGTGCAGCTTACAGATGCTGCAGCACAATACGAATTCCTATCAGGAGAATCAATGCAAAAGCTGATGGTAGCTCACCGGGTTACCTCACCAATGCTCCTGGGAATTAAAGACAACAGTGGATTAGGAAACAATGCCGAGGAGATCGAAACAGCAACACTGCTGTTCGACAACACGGTAATCCGTCCATTCCAGGAACAGATCCTGAATGCCATCGAGCAGATACTTGCTGTAAACGGCATCAACCTGGACCTATACTTCAAGACACTACAGCCGCTCGAGTTTACCGATCGCACAGCAGCAGTAACTAAAGAAGAGACAGAGAAGGAAACAGGAGAAAAGCTATCCGCACATACTTGCCTGTCTGATATGCCCAGGCAATACGACGAAGCAGTAGATGAGCTCATAGCAATGGGTGAGGATATCAACGAAGAGGAATGGGAACTCGTAGATGAGAGAGAGGTCGACTACGATCAGGAAGAAGCCCTGGATAAGATGATTGGCCTAGCGAGTACTGGAACAGCACGTCCACGTGCGAAGAGTGACCAGGACGCCGTGAAGGACGGCGTCACTTTCCTAGTGCGTTATCAATACGCACCTAACAAGGCAGGAACCGACAGCAGAGAATTCTGCAAGAAGATGGTATCGGCCAGCAAGGTCTACAGAAAAGAAGACATCGTAGCTCTAGACAACAAAGTGGTGAATGCCGGCTTCGGACCATACGGAGCCGACACATATAGCATATGGCTATACAAGGGAGGGCCAAGATGTCACCACAAATGGTTTAGAAAGACGTATATGAGCCGCAAAGGCATAGGTGTGGATCCACGTTCACCAAACGCAAAAACGGTCAGCAGAAGCGAAGCTAGAAGAGCAGGATTCGATCCACCAAAGAATCCAAACAAGGTAAGCGTCGCTCCAAACAAAATGAAGAATAAAGGATTCATCAATCCGAAGAGTCCTAAAGACATTCAACCTGGTATCTAATGGCTACAGCACTATTCATAAAAAGAGACGACTTGGTCCGGAACACCTTCCTCTCGGGGAATGTGGACACGGACAAGTTCATTCAATTCATAAAGATCGCCCAGGAGGTACACGTACAGCAGTACCTAGGGACAAGACTATACGAGCGCATAGGCAGCGACATCATTGCCGGAACGTTGACCGGCGACTACCAAACACTGGTAGACACATACGTGCAGCCAATGCTTATCCACTGGGCAATGACAGAGTACCTACCGTTTGCGGCCTTCACGGCCAGCAACGGAGGTATCTACAAGCGCCAGGTGGAGAACGGAGAGACGGTAGGCCGTGAGGACCTATCCTTCCTGATTGAGAAAGAGAGGAACCTGGCCGAGTACTACACTCGCCGGTTCATTGACTATATGAGCTTCAACAATAACCTCTTCCCGGAATACAACACCAACAACAACGACGACATACATCCATTAAAAGACAGTAACTTTAGCGGATGGGTGCTGTAAAGAAACATAAACCAAAAACAGTAAACGTCAATAAGCTGATCGTTTACCTCAAAAAGAAAAAGAATGGCAAGTGATGAAAGAGGCTACGGCTCAATCTATGGCTCTACTTGGTGGGGAAGCGGAGATGCCTTCACCAACCAAATAGGCTGGGGCAGTGCAATGTTCTATATTCTTGCTCCTGCTGCGTATCAGCAGAGAGTGTTAGATGATGATGGAGAGTTAGAGGCTTTTGAATGTGTTAGTAAGGCACTACGAAGAATGCCTCAAGCGGATGATGGGAGGTTGACATACGAACCATATGCTGCGAGAGTAGTGTTAGATGAAGGTACATTGGAAGCGAGAGCGTGTACGATTAGTGATATAAATGAATTAAAACAATAAATTATGGCGAGTCTATATGATTCAGCATCGCTTGTAATGATTCCAAGCGGAGTAAAAGAGAGCAAAGTATATTCCATCAAACCAACGGAC